ATATCTAAGTATGCTTCTTTATACTCCTTTGGTATTTTAATTTCTATACCGTCTGTATTTTGCATAATAGAAATAGCACCAGGTATCTCCTCCATAATTCTTTCATACAACATCATTAATGTAAGCTGTCCGTTTATTGTGATACGCATACATAACTCTGGATCATAAAAGAAACTTGTTGCATCATTACTCAATCCAAAAGTACTATTAAGTATAATCTTCAACACATAATTCATTGGATTAGACTTAGGAATTTTTACTCTTTCATCAAAGAACCATTCATACTGTGGACAGAATAATTCTTGGGGGAAATGAGCTGCACTCCATTTGTTTCTAATAACAAGATTAGGATAAAAGCTTGTTACATCTGAAGACATAATAATATAGTCTTCATTACTTTCATATATGCCAGATTTATTTGCGCCATGCACACCACCTAAACCAAAGGCTGTATCTACATTTTTGTAATTAACACAGAACTTAAACTGACCCTTAAGATTTAGAGCGTCTAACTCCATATCTTTTATAATTGATAGGAGATTATTAAACTCTTGTGTTTTAAAATTTATATATGGTAATATAATATTACCGCAGTCAATTTTAATTCTTTCTGTTCTAAGCTTTTTAAAATCATATTTAGTGATATTCATTTTTGGCCTCATGTAATACATGAATATCTCTTTACTGATTCTAGGTTCAGATGCAGAAAACAAATTTACTTTATACTTTTTGCTTAATGATTTTCTAAGTTTGATTTGTGATATACTACTATTGTAAATTGCTGCTGTAGATTCAACATCATTTATACAGTAATCTATAATAATATTTATCTGCTCATATTTGTCTATATGCACAGTATGTTCTATGGGCATGTCTAACAGGTTATCCCAATCCATACTGAACTGTATCCATTTTAAAGAACTTTTTTTTGCTTTGTTATCCCAATGATTTAGCTTGAATACATCTATTTGTTGAATTTTCATTTTCCATTCAGGATACTCTTGAAAATCTCCGGCTCTACTTTTATTTATACAAGATTGTGCATATGCATATATATCCTTAGCAATATCACTGCCAGAATATGTAAGCCATTTGTAACTGTTATCAAGTATGTAGTGTGTTATTTGAGCATCAAAGTTGAGACCGTTGTATGATATATGCCACTCTTTGTTTTTGATATTGCCTTCTAGGAAATCTATTAGCGCATCAAAGTTATCTTCAAGATCATTAACAACAAATATCTTTTTGTCATTGGATTTATAATGTTGAAATACTGCTACGAAACAATTGGATAAAGTTTCATAGTCCATTATCCAGTGGTTCATAATTGTAGAATAAAAAACCTGTATTACACAGACTGAAAATAGTTTGAAAACAGAACGGTAATACAGGCTTGAGCTAATGAAAAAGATCTTATGCTTGCGTTATAATCTTGGATACTTTTGTCTCATTTAAATCTACCATATATTTACCAAAATCAAAGTCTGTATTGATAGAAAATATACTTATGAAATTTTTAATGTCATCAACATTTGTGATATAGTATTCACCATATGTTTGGATCTGGACTCTTTGTTTCTTATTACCATGTGGGTTGCCATCCTCTTTTAGTTTAGGAACCATATGGAAAGTGTTCTTTTTTTCTTTAGTGATAACTGCAAGAACAGCAGATGAAGGATCATATAAAGCCTCAATGTATGGACAATCTTTACTAACAGATATCATTGAAAAAGACTTCATGTTTTTAAACGCTGACTCAATCAGCATCATGTTTTTACCTATGCTCATAATAATTATTTAAGGTTATGTGAATTATAAATCTACCTGGTTTATAAGAAATTTAAACGGTAAGGTAAACTCTTTATTAGTGTAATGATAGTCAACAATCTTTAGTGTTGCAGATAAATTATCCATCCATTGATTGTATGAATCATCAGATACTTTAAATGAATATACTTGATTGTATGTATCAATAACTATAAATTTAAAAATTATTTCATAATCTTCTACTATATCCTTATGGTTTTCATAAATTAATACAGAATAAATAGCAGCCTGCAGCCAGTAATTGTAATAATCTACGGTTTCATTAAAGTCAGAAATAGATTTACCTGTTGTTTTCAAGTCACAAATAGTAACAGTCTTATTGTCTTCATCTATTTTGTAATAGTCTACATAACCTTTAAGACCAAACAGATAGTCAGAAAGTTCACACTCAAGATATTTTTCTCTATAAACAGATACAGGATCTAAATCAAAATCACTTTTGCTATTGCATGATATATGTATGTCTTGTATATCTTTATTACCTAATAGATAATGAAGTTTATCTTTACACTTTTCTAGTGTCTTAGTGTCAATTACATCTACATTAGGATTAGATATAAAATTCCAATATAACTGATTGTCTTTAGTTTTTATCTTAGCAAGTCTAGCCTCATCTTTTTTAAGGCTTTGATATAAGTTTTGATCTATAAGCACTTGAAGTATTACACTGTTCCAAGCCGGAGTGTCCTCAAGCAAATCTTGATTAGCTCCTACTGCATCAAACAGTCTATGCAATACTTTTCTTACGTTATCTGAAGGAGTTTTTTCAGGAAGAATTTTAAACTTCTTTTCAACATCATCAGGTTCAAACATAAGACAGTGCAGTAGTTTACCTTCTACTAAATGTTTGTCTGTGCGTATTTCTTTTTCACCTAGCACATAATCTTTATAGAAAAGCTTAGGGCTAAAGAGAAGCTTGTTCATTGATGAATAAGAAAACTTAAATGCTTTACTATAAAAATTTTTAATAGCTTCTTGGTCTATCATAATAAATATTTAAGGGGGTAGTTAACCCCCTGTTATAAAATTATTTTAAATACTTTTTATATTCTTCTTTCAAAGAAACTTTGAAGTTGTATAAACATCCATTGTAGATAGCTACTCTTTCTCTATTTTGCAATTCAAGATATTTAAATCCTTCATTAGTTAGTACACCTCTATTGTGGTAATCTTCTATAATAGATGAAGGCTCTCTTCCCCAACTCAATACTCCAGACTCTTTTATCCAATTCTTGCAATCTTTATCTCTTTCAAAAGAATATCTTCTTTGATATAATCCTTCATCAAATAAAGAAAATAGTATCATCTGATTTTTTGATATATCAATTTTTGGTAGGATCTTTTTTACAACACTAAAGTCATCAGGGTTTTTAGAGTTTAGCATTCCTATAAGATAGTCTTTCATGTCATCGTCAAGAACTACATCTTGACATAAATTATTGAAATGATATAGGGGCACAAATTCTTTTCCTGTTACTCTTAGATTGAAATATAAACCACCAATATAAGCATAGGAAAGATTACGTATACCTGAATCAGATGCAACTAAACTAATATTGCTTTCATATGAGTTAATTATAAACTTATCTTCCCATTTTCCTACATGTTTGTACTGACCAAAAAGATTAAAAAACAAATTATTCTTAGAGAGGTTAGTATTTACATTGTCATTGCTGATGAAGAAGTCTGCTTTTTTATAGTCTTTTACAATACGTATATCAAGCTCATCCATCATATCTTTAATTCTAGTCTGTGTTCTTTCACTGCCAGGTATGATATATGCTTTCTTTTTTTTATAGTTGTTAATATCAAATGAGTCTTTATTTATTTGAAATTCTCTTAAAGAATCAAACTCATCTTTATTATGGAAAGCTACTAAGTTTCCTATATAATCTGGCTTATAACCATTAAGCCAAATTTTATCTTCTAAATTAAATTTATCTATTGCTTCTTCTGTTAAGATTTGATACGGTGTGTTCATTACTTGATTGTCATTTTAATTATTTCAGAACGGTTTAATAAGCTGTTAAACTTTGTTTTGTTTCCATTGATTAAAGTTCTAATGATAAGGTACTTTAAATCATTTGTGAATATATCCATAGTACATAGGTCAAACAATCTATCTACAATCTTCTTGTTTATAGTATTGTTCTTAGAATAGAATACAGCATAGTTAGCCACACGTGTAGCAAGGGTGGATGCTATATCAGCTCTATAATCTGCACCTGTACCAATGGTTGCTTTTAAATTTTTATAGACAGCACTGCTATCATCTTTGGTTATGATATCTTTAGGTGTAGGTAGCTTATCAAGCTTATTGTTGATGAATATGGTAAACAAACTTGCAAATGTTTCACCAACACTACCCTCACCAAATCTTTGTATTAGTGGTAGGTTGTTAGAAAAACTCTGAAGACTGGAGATGCTTTTGAAGAATGTTGTGATACATCTTGCATTTACAGACTCAGTTACAAGCTCAGGGTGCATAAGTAGAAAGTTAATACATCTAGTATCAAGTTTACCCTCTGCCCATTGTGCCCAGATATCTATATCAAACTTCACATAGGTAGAAATAAATCTAGTCTTTTGTGCAGTATCTATAGAGTTAACCATATAGTCACCATTGTCAGGATTAGCTGTAAGTATGATGTGCCAGTCTTTTGGTAGCTTCCAAGAAATATATTCTTGTCTATCTATAAGCTCCATAACAGCTTGAATGAAACGCATGTCTGCACGATTCCAGTCATCAAGTAATAGTATACCACCTTTCTTTTTATTGGCAATCCATTCAGGAGGACATGAAGCAGTTCTCTTCTGACCAGTGAACTTGTATCCTTGTTTGAGATATTCATCTACTGCTACATCATCAACCCATGCTGCCATCTTTTTTGTTTTGGGTGCCTGAGCTGATGTGTAATTTAGAGAAGGATTAACAGGCTTACCTATTTCTTTATACATCATAAATTGTTTGATAGGAAATCCTACAAGATCACCTATTTCCTCAATTTGTGATAGATTAATTTTTACTATATCTAAGTTTAAATCTTTAGCAATTTGTAACATGCAAGATGTTTTACCAATACCAGGTTCACCAACAATTTCCATAGCACTAGGCTTGTCACCATTGCTTTGTAGGAATCTATTGTTGTTAACTAAGTGTTGAATATCTACAGTTAATTCTTGCAAGTTTACTTTTGATTGAGACATAATATTTAATTTTAAAGTTTGTTAGTTAAAATTCAGCAGTGAAAGAGCAATCACCTTTTTCTAATACACATTCTAAGATTTGTCTACCTAAAATGTAGTCATAAAAATCAGATACATTTTCAGGTGGTATTGTTATTCCACCTTTACTTAGATAATCCCAAATACTCATATCTGGTTTTAAATCATAATAAGACAATATTGCATTCTTATTCTTTCCAAATGTTTTTTCTATAGACTGTAATTCAGATCTTATGTCATCTAAATTTTCAGTATCAAAATAATATTCAACATAGTTAGGTGTTGTACCTTCTACACCAAACCTATCCGCAGCTGTGCTTGACTGAATAGCAAAAGCGAATTTGCCTTCAATATCTCCTTCATAATATCTACCCATGTTAATTAATTTTTATACATCTACCTGGAAGATTCTCATTTATCTGAGATATGCTACTGTGTACCCATAAAGTATTTCTTGGGCAATTGTCAGGTGAGCATGCTTCTCCGTCAGTAAAATATATAAGTGTTGTATAATAACCCTTTTCATTATAGTGGTCAATTACTGGTTGAAAATCTGTACCACCCCTTCCCTTTATATTCAAATCTTTTTTAGGATTAAATCTTTCAACACTATTTAATACAGTATCACACTGAGCAATAGTAATTTGATTACCTGTTTTAGATATATGGTATAGCTCTGCCATAAACTCTTTGAGTTCATTATTATTTACAGATGCAGATGTATCTATACCTACAAGAATGTGACTTCTTGTCTTAACTTTAATTGCTGGATTACCTGGAAATCTTTTGTTGATTTTCTTCCTGGTCTTTTTAGTATATACAATGTTTGAGTTGCCAACAAAACGTCTAAGATATCCACGCCAATCAAACTTTGGTGGTTCTACATGTCTTATTCTTTCAAGTACTGATTTAATTTCTCCAGGAATATTACCTGAAGATTTCTCAAGAGTTTCTGCTACAGTATTAATCTGATGATCAATCTGTTTTTCTATAAGCCTTTGTGTAGACTCTGGTAATTCATCAAACTCTTCCCAAGTGTTATGATCATATGGTGAGTTTCCATCTTGTGAATCTAAAAGATTTTGCAGAGACTCAGATTGTCCTTGATCTTGTGCTTGCTTGAGAAGCTTGTAGTATTCTTTTGTGCCAGCTCTGTATGGTAGTGACAACTCAGGAAATGAATCCATTGTAATACCACCTTCAGGTAACTGATATGCATCTATATATTGATTTATTTCTAGGTCAGCAGCTATGTTAAATAACTTTTTATCCTGAAATATATCACGCATTGTCATATGCCCAAAAGCAATATGCAATAGCTCATGTTTAATTAGTCCATATTTCTTATCATCATCTAGTGACTTAAAGAAGTCAGGGTTTACATATAAAGAAGTATTGATACCATTCCTACCAACAGCAGCAGTAGGAACATCATCAGTAAAATTCTTTTTCAATCCTATAAGAAACAAACCATAGAAAGGTTCTTTAAATAAGATTGTCTTGGAAATTTTGCTTAGTATATCATGCATTGACATTCAAAATTTTGATAATGTTTTTCATTCTTTGTCTGATCTCACTGTAATCAGAAGCTATGTATATTCTCTTTTCAAGTATCATACTGAAGAGATCTTTATCTTCTGGAGTTTCTATATACCTAAATAAAGATTTTAGGTTAGTATCATTAGATGTAAAGCTACAGTTGCATTCATCTAATATTCTCTTTTTTTTGTCACCAATAAAGTATGATGCTATACAAAGGTTGGTATATGAATTAAAATTTTTTATTATTTCTAATCCTAGTGTATAATCCTCATCAGATCCTTGAAGCATTTCAATTACACGAAACACTTCATCCGGCGTAATTTGTTGGTCCATAAAGTATTTTAATTATAACACCAGGGTTTTCTTTATCATATTTAAAATTAGAAAACACTGGTAATAGTAAGTCAGCATTATCATCTTCAATCCATTCATGTTTAACCATATCATCTTGTACAGTTTGTGCGGGATTTATATAGTCAAACTTATGCTTGGTACCTCTAATGAATGTAAACTCTACATGTATAGGATGCTTTAAGTTTTTTGTAGCATCTTTAAATTCCTGTGCGTATTTTTTATAATACTCTTTTGTATGCTTCCTGTAGTTCATTACAGACTTTGAAGCTATAAAATGTTTACCTGTCCATCTTCTACCGTTTTTACTTGAAGGTACATTACCTGGTATAAACCATTGCATATTATTTGTTTAAGCACTTTTTAAACTTGACTTTAAATTCATTATGAACTTTATTCATGCCATGTATCTTAACAGAATCTGAAAAGTCTTTGTCTAAGCTAATGCTGAAACCATCTATATCATAAAGCTCTTTGTATCTATCCATAGCTTTTTGACCTGGTGCATCATTATCTAAAAGTGTAATTATTAAATTGTATTTATTTTTTAGGTTGTGAATTATATAGGGTTTGATAATAGTATTCTCACTGTCAGGGGCTATAACATCTATTGTTTTATATTTAAAACTATATAGGCACATAGCATCCTTTAGAGAAGAACATATAATCAAATTTGGTTTGCTGAAAGATAGTTGATCAAAGCCTTGTATGTACTCATTTACCTTCAAAAACTTATTATCTTTTTTCTTAGGTTGATATACCTTATACAATAAGTTTTCTTTAGTATAGTAGCCGTATATGTAGGAATGCTGAATGCTTATCTCTTCCTTTTTGTTTTCAACATTTCTTTCAAGGTTATAATATTCTATTGGTTTAACATTGAAGTGTTCTAGTATTTTAGAACCAATGTTATACTGAAGCCAATAATTAGCATCACCTGTATTCCAACTTCTATTATTTACATAACCAACTTTCCATTTGTCTATAGGCTTTATGCCTAGTTTCATCTGGCCGTTTTTCTGTATATACTTGTTGTAATCAAGTAAGATTTTATCTAATGCTTCAAGGAATGATATATTAAAATATTCCATAACAAAGAATATCTTATCACCCTGTTTGCCTGTACTAAAATCTTTAAAGACATATTCACTTCTTTGTGTGTCAACATAAATGCACATGCTAGGAACTGAATCCGCTGTATTCCATACACTTTTAATCTTAACATTCTGACCTGATAATGTTTGTTCAAGACTAATATAGTATTGGAAGACCCAATAAGAAGGAACATTCTTTACGTCATATACTTTATTTTTTGTATTGAACATAATAAAAGAGGGGCAGCCGAAGCCACCCCATTAACAAACACTAAAAATTATAAATCAAAATCATCACCAGTAAATTTATCAGCTGATTCAAAGCTTGTTACTGATTTCTTTTTTAACTTTATTATGTGCTTCTCAGCATCAAACTTTATAAGTCTTGAGTTTTCAACATCACATGATTCTATTTGCAATTCAGATTTATTTCTTCTTGCTAAAAATAAATCTAAGTTTACATAGCCTTCTCTATTCTCCCACTCTCTACCACATATACATGCATTAAAGAATTTAGAATTAGAAAACAATTGGTTACATGCATTCATAAACTCAAATAGAGTTGTAGCTTCTACACTATCAAGTTCATCTCTAATGCCTAGTGTTTCTGCAAGGAATACCATAGACTTCAATACAGATTGATCTCTTTTAATTTCTATACCTGAAGGTAGTACAGTGTCTTTGTAATCATACTGCTGAAATCTTACTCTACCTACTTGACCTTCATACCTTGGACCATTTGGATTGTTCTTATCTACAAGAAAACCTTGGAAGCCACCTCCAATAGGTTCAGTCTCTACATGCAATACAATTTTATAGGCTTCTTTATCATATGGTGTTTGATCAAAGCTTATAGAGTTAATTTTAATTTTGTGGTTGCCGGCTCCTATTACTGGTCTTGCGTTACCACCATCTGATTTGATATTTTTTGTGTTAAACATAAATTATAATTTAAAAAGTTTGTTAATCATTTTCATATTCAATCATGCAATCTAAAACATATTTGATATCATTAGGAATAAATGAATCATCAAACATACCCATAGGAGATTTGCATGTGTTAGCACCATCTGTTTGTGTAGAGAAACCATATTCTATAGTTCCATCTTCTTGTTTTTTATTGGTGCAAAATAATACTGTAGAGAAAAGACCTTCTAAAGTTAAGGAATTATCTATCATTTTACCAACTGTTTTAGCTTTTACAAACTTAACACCATTGATATCTATTTCTTCTGAATGAGTCATAAAGAATACATATAGGTCATCTCTAAGATTGATTGGTAGTTTTGCTACTGAAGCAAGGTTGGTAGCTATCTGTGTAAACTTATCATAACCTTTTTCATTTGCTCTTTCAAAGTACTCAAATGAAGACATGAATTGAAAGTCATCTATAATAAGTATTTTAATATGTGGCATTTTATCTGAAACATGCTGCATGCATTTGATAATACCTTGAGCACTATATACAGTACTCATATTGCCTTTAAGATTTTCTTTAGATAGTAATGTGTATTTCTTTTTCCACCCTTTAAATGGTAAAGATTTACTTGCTGGGTTAATAATAAATGTTTCTTTTGGGTCCAAGTTTCTAAATGATGTTGACTTACCTGAACCTGAATTGCCAATAATTAATGTTGATTGTGCCATTACTTCTTTTTTATTACGTGAATTAATGTTTGTAGTGAGTAATTGATATCTTCTAATGCTTTGATTAGATTATCCATATTATCATTTGTTTCTATAGCCGCTATTGGTTCTGTATTTATAGCAGTCTCAACAGGTTTGTATCTCAACCTGTCACTCATGTCATTAATAACTTTGATTTCTTTTACAGGAATAAAGTGTCTTTCATATCCAGATTTGCTTTTGATAATTTCATATTCTTCCTGCCAAAAAGGATTGTACCTCACAAGATACAATGTTCTTTTAGGATCTTCAGGATTATATTGTATATCAACAAACTCTGTGTATATGTCACACTCTTTTTTTAATTCTGATTCAAAGAATGATATATGTATATCATCTTTACCACTTGGTTTATAGGCCATCTTAGGTAGAAAGATAGCATTAGACTTTCCAATCTTATCAAAGTAAGGTTGGTGTTCCTTTCTTAGATCTTCAATTAATTCTTTCCTCCTTTCAGGAGTCATTTGCTTTGTGTTAATCATATTAATAATTGTGTGTAGCAGGAGTAGCCATCTCAGAAACCCTCATGTTTTCAAATTCTGCTTTGAAAAAGGACATTCTAACATTACCATTCCTAGCTTTTAGAAAATGAAATACCAATGTTCTGTCATCTTTAATTATATATTTATCTGGACCATAATATTTAATTTTTTGTTTGGCTGGTCTGTTGATACCTACTAACATGTCAGCATGTTGTAGCATAGCATCTGATCCAAATATATCTGACTCTAAAATATAGTTGCCATACTTGCCATTAACAGCTCTATCAGGGTTGTCTATGTTTCTATTAAGCTGTGACAAGATTAAGAATAAACAAGGATATGTTCTTTTACATTCAGTAAAAAATTCTCCCAACTCAAATAGCATTGACTGTGAGCTATTGCCATGATAAGGAGCTTTCTTTACAAGCAATGTATGATCTAATGTAATTATAGTCTTAGTGCCTTTATGGTATTCCATATACATATCAATCTGTTCTCTCATTTGATTGATACTCATAGGTCTATTGACTTTGTCTATAGGGTAATTAACCCGTTGCTTTGCATATTGATAGCATTCATTAAAGGTAGAAGATTTTAATGTGCTGCCGGCACTACATAATTCTTTATATGTCTTACCGGTAATAGATGAGAACTCTCTTATGGCAGATGTTTTACCTACCATTTCATAGTTAAATTCTAAAACTCTATAATCATCATCTGGATTGAGTACAAAAGATTCTCTAATTATCTGATCTTTTATGAGAGTTTTACCTGCACCTGGTCTACCACCTATAATAGTTGTAGTGTTCCATTCAAGTCCATCTAATGCTGCATCATTGAATTTAGGCCAAGGAGTGTATATACTTTTCTCAGTACCTTCTTGCCTTCTCTTCATATACTTTAATGCTTCATTGTAATCAACATGCTGGCTTTGCCATTCATGTTTTCTCTGCATTATTTAATTTGTATTCAAGCTGCATGTTATACTCTACAGCTTCTAATATTAAGTTATCAATTTTTAAGTTTGTTTTTATGTTCTTATAAATTTTTGATGATGATATATGGCAGTAAGATTTCATAGCTTCATACCAATTAGAAAATGATTTTTCTTTTATACAATTATTAAACTCATATGTTATTATATATTTCATCATACAACTGTATCTTTAAAGTAATTATCAATATCTTCTATTCCATCTCTAATCATATCACAGTAATCAGCAAGCTCTGATATTTTTATCTTATGCTTATCCTGCTTGCTTATAAAATACTGACTGGTCTTCATGTACTGCCAATCTTTTTCTCTATACTCTTTGATATATCTTTCTGTTGCTTTTAAGATTTCATCCCATGAATAATCATAGGTGCCAAAGAACCATTTAAAATTTTCCGTTAATGTCTTTATGTTATTACGTGCTAACTTTCCGGACGGTAGTTTTTTTTTAGGAAACAGTTCTCTGTATTTTGTTATCATACTTTCAAACTGACTACCCATTACTTTCTTGTTAGACTTTTTAGTTCTGTGACCATAGTATTTTTCTAACTCATTTACTATCTTTTCTCCACTTTCAGTTAGAATTATTCTACCATTGTCATCAGACTTAATATGTTTTTTTATAACCAAGTTCACAGCTTCATTGCCATCTAAGTACTTGACAGTTATTCTTTCTCTTATTGAGAATAAGAATAGGCATTCATTAGGGGTGATTCTATATGATTGTATCTTTCTAAAAAATTCCCACATAGCTTATAGTTTTGCCTAGTAAATATAATAAAAAATTACCACAATATAGAATCTTTATTAAACTTATTTAGTTTATAATTAATTTTATTGAACACATCATCACAATTCCAATCAGTGTTATTATAAGCAGCAGATGCGGGGTGTGGACAGTATATATATTTCTGATTAGCAAGTAGTTGTGCAAACTTCTCAGCCTTTCTACCCATAAAAACAAACAATACATCATCCATTTCTTTATCAATATGCTTTATTAGTTTGACAATAAAATCTTTCCATATATGATAGTGTGCTCCAACGTTATTTATTTTAGTTGTTAGAGCAGTGTTAATAAGTAGAACACCCTGGTTAGCCCACCTTGTTAAGTCAGGATCTCTATTGTAATCTGAATTACTTTTTTGTAATACATCAAACATTTTTGATAGAGATGATTGTTCTTGTTTAGTTATAGAGCAACTGAATGCTAAACCGTCAGCTGCATTATACCCTTTATTGTTTTTGAATACAATGTTTGGATATGGATCTTGTCCTACAATTATTACTTTGGTATTATCAAAGTGACATTCTTCAAATGGTTTTAGAATATTTTTTATTTGCGGTGTAAATCTGTTACCATTGTTAACATCATTAACAAGATACTCTAAAGTTTTTTGAAACTCATCAGTGAATAGATAATCTTCTACAAAGTTCCAGCCTGTTTCAAATATCTTATCAGATAATTTCTGTTTGATATCTAAATAATTTATATTTACCATAATAAAAGTTTATAATATGGAAAAGAAAACAACAGTTGTATTAGATCCTAACGGTGTAATAAAAGATATATCAGTAAGTGTAGGTATGCTTGAAGCACTACAGAATCTTTTGATACATTATCTATCAGAGTGTAAGGACCATAAAGAAGTTACAGAGACTTATAAAAAAATAAACTTAGTAGCTGCAGGTGAAACAGATATAAAGTTTGAAGGTATACAGTCTCATATATATATTCTTGTTGCCTTAGTACAGAACCTTAGATCACTAGCTTTAGAGCAAGGTGTTGCCAAGAAGATAGAGATAGAAGATGCTGTACATAATAAGGCAAAAGAAGCGGCTCATTTGTTTTTACAAAGAGATCCTAATAAAGTTAATGAGCTTAATGAAAAATTAAAAGAGTTGCATGAGGTTACAAAATCATTTACCTCAGATTCAGACCATTAAAGTCTCCAAGTTCTATACAGGCTTTAATAACAATATCCATTTCTTGCCTGTTGCAATCCCCAAATGATTTGCAGTATTCAGTTTTGTCTTTTACTATACAGAGTCCTGCATGTCTTTTGACTTGAAGTTTCATCTCATCAAATGTATAACCAATATCATATGCAAGCTCTCTAATCATAGCATGAGCTTTAGCAATTTGTGCAAGGCTACCCTTTTCATTGTGAGCAGATACAAATATCTCTATCTTAGAGTCATCAGGAAACTTAGATAGAAATTTATTGTATCTGTTCTCAGCATACTTGCTTGCAAACTCTAGCTTACCATTAACAATCTTGGCTGATATACTAAAGTTATCCTTCATTGTTTTGTTTTAATAGTTTAACTGCTTTCTTAAAACCAAATACAAAACCTTTCCATAAGTCCATATTAAGTTTACCATAACTCTCTTCTTTAGCAAACTCTAATGCTAAAGCTTCTATTTCTTTATCAGTTAATTCATTTTTCATCTTTGTTTTGTTTATTATTTACAATTGCATTTAGTTGCACTTGTGTGTTATATGCATCTACAGATGCTGATATGGTAAAGATATCTATCAATGTACCTATACCAAATATACCCAGGGTAAGTAACCAAAGCACAAACTTTAGCGGCTTA